CTTTCGTCCGTTTATAATCATCCTGCAAACGCTGCTCCTGCTCGTTATACGCCACCAGAACGATGCATCCTTTCATGACCTTTACCGTGACCTGCTGTCCAGTATCAAACCCCGCCGCGCGCAGCCACTTGCCGGAAAGGATGATTTTTGGTGTAGATTTGTCGTAAACATTCGGGCGGTATCCCACAATTAACGAACGCTCGGTTCCGGATTGGTCGGTGTCTGGGGTAGAATGCGAATCAGCCATAATCAACTCCTTGATAGTTGGTGAGGTTAGACGCCCTTTAGTGCTCCAACACTGCTGGGCGTTGTCAGAATTCCGAATCCATGTGGTAGGTACCACGTGCGGATAAATTAACCGAAGTGGTACCTACCATGCAAGAGAAAAAGAAACCAAATTTTGACCGTACCAAAAGCACTATGAAGAACATCCGGTTCGAGGATGAGCTTTTGGAGCAGATTGAGAAGGCTGCGGGGAAGGGGAATTTTAGTAAGTGGGTTAAAGAGGCTTGTAAAGCACGATTGGAAACCTTTAAGTAATTGAAATTATATAAGTAAATTCTCAAATAATATCAATTACTGTATTTTTACACAGTATTTTATTGAAGTACTACTTCTGATCCGATATTGTCTTGCATTGTGGGGTTGTTGCTCTTGTGGGACTGATATCACATTAATTGATAAACGCTTGTAAATAAATCAATTTTGCTATCAATCAACGAGGTACGTCATGGAAGCAAATGTTTTTATAAAAATAGACTATAAAAAGGATAGACCAAACCCCAGCCAACTTTTTGAAGCTATGAGTTTGTACATTGCTGCGTATGAGCAGTTTGGACAAATTTTGGCTAAATCAATTGATGTAAAGCAGGAATTTAAATTTCATCTCGAAGATATACAAATATCTTCCATTAAAGCCAAGTTGATTCAGTCACCTGGCCTAGTACATGATTTTTTTATTAATAGAGTGGCTTCTGCTGGCTCAAAATTATTTGAGCAATTACTGGAAACTGATGAGACAGAGACAGAAGAACAAGTCGATCAATTAGCTGCAAACATTGAAGAAACATTAATTAATGATGGATTGGGCAATGAAATCGATTCACATATTGATCGAAAAGCGCTTTCTCATATGTTAGGAACAGTCTCAAAAGCTAATAATCTTATACTTAAGGATGAAATTGTCGAGTTTGGAGGTTCTTCTTATTCACAAAACATTAATACAAAGTGGCGATTCGCGGGAGACCTTTCAACTATGTTCTTAGGGTTGAAAGAAACCGTTGTCGCAAAAGATTATTTATATGTGAAAATCGCAATAAATGAAGGTAAGCAATTATGGACGTTTAAGAGTTCCAGAATGAATAAAACTTTTACTGCACGAATTCTTGTTAAGGATTGGATAAAGAATTATCAATCTGGTCTGATACCTCCTATTGGGCCTAAAGATACTTTATTGGCAGAGTTTACTTATGATCTTTATAAACCTTATGATAAACGAAAAACAGCAGAAGTAAGAAATGTGAAGATTATAAAGATCGAGGATATCGTTAGGGGTGGAAGCGATGAGCAATTCGAAATACCAGCTTAGTGCGTTACAGAAAAAAGGTTACGTATCAGATCTGAAAGCTGAGTATTTATATATTTGTGTGCCTTTTTTAATTCTTATTTTGGTTAAGATATATTTTGGTCCTTTACGTGACATAATATATACTTCTGATTGGAGTCTTGCTGCTTCAATAATTCTTGGGCAAAATGCAGCAAAAATCTCACGCTCTATTTCACAGGTCAAACAAAAAATCAATGATAGTAACTTTAGTTGGTATAGCGCCAAAAGATTTATTTTTGTAATTGTAGCCTTGTTTTTTTATTTTGGAATGATCTTCAAACCAAATATCTATATTGCTTGTTCCCAGATCTTTATATTCCTAATTGCCAGTTGGTTACATTTTTCAGATGGATTTACAATAAAGATGCTCGAGAGGCAAGTGAAAAATGAAGGAGCAAAATAGATTGATTTTGGCGGAAGATCACAGGAGTGTTAAACTCCATGTAATTATTTGATTTTATTCGATTTTATTTTGAGGGGAAAATAAATTATACACTTTGCTATACACAGTAGTGAGAGTGTAGATCACCCTAACAATCTCACATTGTTCGCAATACAATCAATAAACTTGCTAGGAACTTATTCAAAATCAATGGTTTATTCAATTTTATTATGAAGATTTTGAATCCATTTTATTTCTTGAAAGTATTTTCTGTTCAGCTTAGTGTAAAAATGAGGGTCTATATCTTTTGCATAAGCAATATAACCTGAAAGTTTGTTAAAATCTTCATCTTTTAATACTCCCTTTGATAAAAGAGAAAGATGTAATCTTATTTTATCTTTCATTGACCTATGTAATGTAACATGGAAATCATGACAAACTTTCAACCCGGTTACTACTATACTGCCACCCGAAGCACTACAGATCTTGAACTTTTTAATATTTATTTTAAAGTCGGGCCCAATTTCATTCATTGCGCTTTTAAAACAATTTAGAATTATTTTACTAGCCCCTTTCATATTTGTAGATACAATAATATCATCTGCATATCGTGTATAAGTGGCATTAAGTTTATCAATTGTGTTTAGTTTTCTCGTCAGTTTTTCATCAAGCTCTCTTGCGACAAAGTTTGCAATTATAGGTGACGTTGGAAATCCGATAGGGAGAGTACTATCTGATATGAAACAGATTGTTTTTATAAGTTGTAGTAACTCTTTGTCATACTCTGTTGTAAATTCAATGCGATCTCTATAACGAGTGAATGCATTTTCAAAATCACTAAATTTAATTGAAGGAAAAAAATCTTTGAGATCTATTTTTACATAATATTTATTTTTTGATTCAGCATGCAATAAGGCGTTGCTTTTTATTGAACGGTTTTTAACAAATGCATATGCAGCATTATGCATTGGCAGTTTAGAAAAAATATTATTCATTAACCAATATTGAATTAGTTTTACTTTAGATGATGGGTGGTATATTGTTCTCACACCGCCTTTTTTCTTAGCTATATCCCATCTTTTTGGAGGCTCAGGTGACCGCATTACTTCAGAAGCAAATCCCTTAGTCATTAATGTTTGAGAATCAATCAGGCTATATATTCTCATATACCTTCATCCTTTCTGGTTTGTTCTTGAGGAAAAAAACCTTAAACATTGATGAGATGTTGTCAATATCAAAATCATATTTAAAATAATATTCTTTATACAGAGAATAATAAACTCCATTTGTGCATGATATTATTCTAATAGCCATTAGAATACCAAGATGCTTTAGAAGGTTTTTTTTGTAATGACTTTCTGTACCAAAAATTTTGGTGATTATTTCGATAAGTTCATTAAGCTGTAAAGGGCCACATACAAAAATTATATCATGAATAAATCGTACTGAGTCTTTATTAAAGTTATTGGAAGGATCTAACTCTTCCTTTTTTAAAGTTCTTGAAATTGCTCTCTCATTCTTAGAAAGAATATCATATAGAGCATCGAATATTTCGCCAATGCCGTCAGAGCGCTCTATACTTTCAATACCTTCTGTCATTTTATAATGTAAGAAATGACCAGATTGTTGTGATTGTTGAGTAATAGCCTTTATTGGTCCCATATTTATAAATGATTTCTCATTTATAAATTTTGTATTGTTAACTATTATTAATTTCTTGCGTAATTGCTTGCTGTATGCGAATGCACCAAGTTCCGTGAAAGATGAATAACTTTCTAAAACAATGATAATATGGTCAGCTAATTTAGATAAGTCAGCTTCGATATCTAATAAATTATCAGATAATGATTCTTCATCGGTGCTTAATTCTTTGAAAACTAGTTCAGCAAGAAAAAAATGACAGTTATTCAAATACCTTTCAGAAAAATTTATTAATTCCAATCGTCTTGCTGATGGTTCTCCATTGTTTTTGTTAGCACCACACAGAAAGACGAATTTTTTTACATTACCAGGACATTTTACTTTGTTCTTTTCAACGAATGATGAAAATAACGCGGTTGCTCTGGATACCTCAGTACCATTTTTTTTTAGCTGAGTCAGCATCGAGAATATCCTTATGCACCTTGATGGTAGAGGACTAAAAGAGCCAAACCTACTTGAGCACGTCGTTCAGTTCGCTGATCGGTGGCCCCCAGCCGCCGCTCAGCGAACTGAACGACGGGCATAGCTAAAATACTAGGCGAAACCATGACTCATGGCCCGATGGGCTATTAACCCATAAAATGCTAGGTTTGGCTCTGTAACGCTCTCATAAACCTCAAGAGGATTCAAGAGGAAAGCTATTGATGTGAATTAATTTTCTTTTATCCAAGTGCTGAGAAAAAAGTTTTTTTGCATTTAACTGTTAACACTGTTCACCTCGGTTATTTCTCATTTTATATCATTAAGTTAAGTGATGATGAGTTGGTGAAGGGTGAACAGTCGACTCTTCACCTTTTTTCGCTTTACTCGTTCCGGGGGCGCCCGGTCAGGCAATACTCGGGGGGATAAAAAGTTTTTCCGGTTTTAGTGTTCACACTGTTCACCTTTGCTTTTTTATCAATAATTTCATACTGATACAGGGTGAATATACGGTGAAGGGTGAACAGTGGAGTGTTCACCTTATGGCAATGGCCGGAAAGAAAAAGACCGGCTGTAGCCGGTCTGGAGTGGGTTATGTCGCTGCGGGTTCGTCGCATTTCGGCAGCCAGTCGCCGTAGCTTTCCTCTTTCAGCGACAGGTTGGTCTGTATCCCCTGCTTTGTGTGCCGCTTCTCATAATTCAGGCCGTACTCTTTCAGCATCATGGGCAGCCCCAGTCCGAACATTTTCAGGCTGAGCACGTTCCTGTACCCGTTAGCCTCCATATAGGCCAGATATGCGTGATAAAGATATTTACGGTAATTACGCGGGATGATGCTGGCATTACCCATAAACATCCCGTTGGTCTGCGGCAGCATTTCCAGATAACCGCAAAAATCAAACGTCGGGTCAGCATCACGCTTGATGCTGAGTGCCTCATCGGAGTTCTGCTGCGACTGGAGCAGTGCGCGCGCGGTCATCGGGTCGCTGAATTTCTGCATAAGCTGGCGCACGATAACAGCCAGCTCGCGCGCAATTTTATCCCTGAGCTGCGGGTCGCGCTCTTCCGGGGCAATCTGCTCCGGGAAATGAATAATCACCCGGCGACGTGACACACCGCCGCTGCGGTCGGTGAAGCGCATCGGGTTATTGTTTACCGCCAGAATGACCGCCGGAATATGCGTTGAATACGGGTTCTGGTATTTCGGGTCAACCGAGACCGCATCGCCGCCGGTGATGGCTTTAAGTCCAGCGCCGTCACCGCTCCATTTTTCCTGGTCAGGCAGACGGATAAGCGAGAAGCCAATCAGGGAGGCACGCTTGCGCGGGTCTTCCAGCGTGTCGATGTCGGCCGATGTGGCGTTATCCTCTCCGGCGAGCAGGGTCGCAATTTCGGCCAGAATACTTTTGCCGCTCCCACCGGGACCGGTGACTTCGAGAAAGAGCTGCCAGTCATAGCGGTTCGCCAGCACCATAAACAGCGCAGCGAGTATCACGTCGCGCTTTTGTGGATTTTTACCGGCCGCCCGGTCAAGCCAGCGCCAGAAATTCGGCGCGTGAGTCTCCAGCATTTCGCCTTCCACCGGCGGGGTAAAATCCACGTCGCACAGCGTGCGCAGCCAGTGCGATTTACTGTGCGGGCTGAATATGCCGCCTTGGGTATCGAGTACCCCGTTGCGAAAACCAATCAGACGACGCGCCGGTGTATCCTGCTGCGGAATAATCAGTTTCAGGGTCTCCACCACCGAGGCAATTTTCCCGGATGAGAACGGGGCGCGCAGGCGCTGGAATAAGTCAGCCACATTCCGTGAAAAAGTGGCTGCCGGGATATTTTTCCAGATGCCGTTTTCATAGCGGGACAGGAGCTGGCCGTTCGCATCCACGGCCAGCGCTTCACCGTAATGCTCATGCACCCGCAGAGCCTTGTCACTGGCGCTCATGGCCGTAAATTCCGCCTCGCTCATGGTATCAAACGGACTTTGCGCCGGTGGCCGGATGGCGTCATAAATGGCGTTCCGCGTGGCCTCCCCGCCATTCTGCATAAACGCATCATTCCAGTCGCCGAACACCGGCGGCAGGGCGACAATGCCCTCACAGGTTTCTGCGGCCGCGGCGGCTTTTGTCTGGCCGTCGCCGTTAAGGTCACGGTCGGCAGCGAGGACAATCTGGCAGGCCGGGTGTTTCTGGCGGACAAGGCTCGCCAGAGAAAGGAGGTTCACGGACGACAGCGCCACCATGACGGTTTCACCGGTCAGGTGATGCACGGTGAGCGCGGTCGCATAGCCCTCCGCTATCCACAGGTGTTTTCCGGCCTGTTTTTTCCCTTCGATGGTATGGCACGCTCCTTTTACCGCCCCGCCTTTCAGGGGGCGTTTGAGACCGTCAGAACTGATAAGCTGAAGGTTAACCAGTGCGCCGGTATCGTCATACAGCGGGACAACCACATCACCGGCGCGGAACGTCACGCCGCCGGTTTTATGCGTGACCGTCAGTACCGGACATTCCCGGTCGGGGAAGCCCTTGCGGGTCAGGTAGGCGTTGCCGCTGGCAGGTCGGGTTTTCTCCATGAGCCTGACGGCCAGTGCGGCCGCCGCTTTGCGGTCAGCCTCCGTTTCAGCCTCGGCGGCCGCAATCACTTCGGGGGCAACCGGCGGCAGGTTGCCGGTCACGGCGTTCACCTTCCCGGCAGCCTCTGATGCGTTCATGCCGAACACTTTCTCTACCAGCTTAAGCCCGTCACCCGCACCGCACTGGTTGCAGAACCATGTGCCTCGCCCCTCTTTATCGTCAAAGCGGAAACGGTCAGAGCCGCCGCACACCGGACAGGCCTGATGGCGGTTTTTAATCACCTTCACACCCAGCGCCGGGAGAATGCGCGGCCAGTGGCCGCATGCCTGTTTTACCGTCTCTGTTACGTTCATTTTCATCGTTATTTCCTCCCTCAGTGCACAACAGGCGATTGCATGTGACGGGCGCAGAGTTCATCCATCACGGCCAGCCCGAGAAAGGACAGTGAGGGCGCGGCCTTGAGCGGTCCGGCTTCCATTAAATCTTCCAGCAGTGCACAGGCAATCTGACGGCCTTTTTCCTCGCCGTGCTGGCGCAGGTAGAAGCCCTCCAGCTCGGCGGCAATGGCGCTTTCCAGCGCGTCAAGGGTGAGGTGCGGATAGCGGCGCTGGCGTTCGCATACCGTCAGCCATGCACAGGCCACGGAGCGACGATACAGCGCGGCGCGTAATACGGGCGGTAATGGCTTTTTCATACGTTGCCCTCCCCGGTCAGCCAGCGTTGATTGCAGCGCTCTACCACGCCGTCGAGCTGGGCGGTCATGAGGTAAATCACGGAGGTGAGCTGTGAATGCTGCGAAGGGTCACGACGAACGGTGGCGCAGTCCTGCACCTGCATCAGCTCATTGACGAGCTGGCCGACGTTGCGCATATGCTCCAGACATTCGAGGTCACGGGCAGTAATGGTGGTGTGTCTCATGCACGCACCTCCGCAACCGGCAGACGACCGGCAAACGAGAGGACGTAATCGCGAACGAGGGAACGACGTGCCGCGTGTTCATCACCGGCAACGGTGCGGAGCATACAGATACGGGGTTTACGGTTTGCACGACGAACGGCGGCAAACACAAAGACAAACTGCGGGTGTGACGGGGTGAGGGTCGTAGCCATTAGGGCAACCTCCATTGAGTAGCGGTTAACGCCACCACCGGAGTTCTCACGCTCGGGTGGTAGCCCAGACGGGGGTGAGAAACCGGCCTCAATGGGTACCGGCCAGCCCGAAGGCTGCCCCGCCTGAGCCACCATTACGCGGATACAGCAACGGCTAAAGAACCGATGCGTAAACAACAGGTGCACATAGGCATAGACACAAAAAAAGACGCATGGCGCGTCCGGTGTCGCCACTGAGTAACTCGGGTTCTCACGCCCGGCTGCCGATTTTGCGACAGCGGGAAAACTATACCTGGAAACGGCGACAGGAAGCAAGCCAGAAAAAGGGGCGGTTTGCTGAACGGTCATCATCATGCGTCATACCCCCGGTTACGTTCGGCAATGCGATCTGCCATCCATGCCGTGATTTCAGACTGCGCCCATGCCACGTTTTTGCCGCCCAGGCTGATTTGTTTCGGGAAAGCCTCGCGGCTGATGAGGTCGTAAATGGTTGACCGGGACAGGCCACACAGATGCATCACTTCAGGCAGGCGGATAAAGCGCTCCTGAACGGCATCAGAAACAGGCATCAGTGGTGCGGCAGGGGCAGAAGACGGGGAAGAAAAAGCGGTGTGCATCGGGCTACCTCATAAAGTCCATACAGTGCCGGTCATGTCCGTCCGGCATCGGGTAGCTCCTTATTATGTCTATATTTTTTCTCAGGTCATGTGAGATTTTCGGGGAAACAAACATTGACTTTTCGCTCTGGCAAACAAAGACAAACGCTGGCAAAGATGTGCAAATCACTGCATTACAATGCAGCAATTTATATTGCTTTTAGTTATACATTTTTCATTTTTAGTCGAAATATAGTCTTAGTGGTATAGACAGAGCAAAACAGGAGGGTGAACAGTGGTGAACAGACGGTGAACAGTCATACCCTCAACTGTTCACCCTTTATCTAACTGTATTACTTATATTTTTATTTAAGGTGAACAGTGGTGAATAGTTATAAGTAAAAAAACAATCGATGAGTAGGTTTTGCTGAGACCTTTCTCTGGCAAGCCGGGTTTTGAGTGGTGTTTGTGCCAGAACTGCCACAACTGCAATGAATCGAGATGTTGTGTGATGAAGGGCAGAATCATTTCAGGTTGAATAAACGGAGAGCCTGAACATGAAACCCGAAACAGTCATTACCGCCCTGCAAAATGTTGCCGCTCAGCAGTATGAAGTGAACAACCAGCACATCACCGACAAGCTGAGCGCATTCACTGCGGCCAGAGACACCCACGCGGCCAGCATGCAGGTACTGAAAGAGATTGATACGTCCATTGAACGCTGTAAGCAGGAGCGGCAGACCGCCCTCGATGAGAGCGCAGAGGCTGAGCAGGACTGGCGCAGCCGCTTTCGCACCCTGCGCGGCAGTCTCACCCCTGAAATGAAAGCTGAGCACAGCAGGCGTATCGCCAGTCGCGAGCTGGCCGACGAGTTCACCGGCCTGATTGCGGAGCTGGAGACAGACCGGAAACGCGCCATGCTGAATGCCTGCTCCACCGGCAATAAATACCTTTCAGCGCATGAAGATGCCTTTACCGCTTATGCCGGTGCGGAATGGGCTCAGGCTGTCAACGCCGTTCCTGTCGCCCTCATCCGCGCTTTCCTGCTGCGCATTCGTGCCCTCGAAATGAAGGGAGAAAGCGCCCCGCAGTCCGTGGTCATCAGTGAGCTGCGCGATGCGCTGAGCCGTCAGGGCAGCCTGTATCACTTCGATATGACGCAGGAGCCGGTGTTGTCCGTGACGGGCATGCACCGGCCGCAGATTACTGACGTTGATACGGAGCTGTTACGCAGCCCTGCGAAGAGAATGATGCTCGCCAGAAAGCTGGCTGAAAATGGCGAGACAGAAGCAGAGGGGTAAGCATGTTTCACTGCCCGTTCTGCAAAACCAGCGCGCATTCCCGCACCAGTCGCTATCTGTCCGATAACGTCAAACAGCGCTATCACCAGTGCATGAACATTGAATGCTCGGCCACGTTCCGCACGCTTGAATCCATCGACGGGGTTATTCGTTCACCGGCGACAGAACCAGTTATCCCGGCACCCGCACCGGCGGCCACCGTTAACCGTGCCGGTGCGTAAGCACGGCCAGTCATAAGGAGAAACATACGTGACCACACTGACGCTACAGAAAGCCTTTGAGGCCTGTCAGGCAAACAAATCCGCCTGGCTGCAACGCAGGGATGAACTGAAGCAGGCCGAACAGGCATACCGCGAACAGCTTGCCGGTAACGGCCACAGCGGCCGGAGCCTGCAAACGCTGCGCGAAATTATCGACGTGAAAAAATGGGAAATTAATCAGGCTGCCGGGCGTTATATCCGCTCGCATGAGGAGGTGCAGCGAATCAGCATCCGTAACCGTCTGAATGATTTTATGCAGGCGCACGGCGCGGAGCTGGCCGCCGCCCTTGCCCCGGAGCTGATGAATTATCCCGGGCAACATCCCGCCGTTCAGCGCTGCGCCATGCAGCACTCACTCGACTGTCTGCGTGAGGCGCTACAGGTCTGGCTGGCCGCCGGTGAAAAAATTAATTATTCGGCGCAGGACAATGACATTTTAACGGCCATCGGATTCAGGCCTGATGCGGCTTCGCGAGATGATAGTCGTGAAAAATTCACGCCAGCACAGAACCTGAATTACACCCGCCGCCGTGCAGAACTGGCCGTGCGGTAGTCCGCTTAAAAATCCCAGAAAATCCCGCCATTTTTACGTATAAAAGCCATGCATGCATAAGGTGCATGGTTTTGCATGCGTTTTACCGACACAGGATCCCCCGCCAGCGCCAGCACTGGCGTGCCCTGAGGCCGGTCATGCACCTGCATTAAAAGCGCCCCCTTAAGCGGGCAGGCGGGGCGGGGAGAGCATTGCGCGCGAAGGTTGCATTAATTTAAGGACATGATTAAATGTTCATCACGCATCTTCTTCTGATTAGATTTCTCCTAAAATCAAAGTATTCAACCTCAACTAATGGTGAGCAAATGAGCGAAGGACTGGTCACTTTTTTCAAATATAAACAATTAGGATTCCATAAGAGAGGTGATTCATATTATGAGCCATTGATGATGGCCGATATGCTGGATTCCTTACATACTTGGTTCTCAAGTAGGACCTCATTGGCAGATACATTGCCTTGGGATGACAATACCCCCGGTTATTCTTCAAGGAAAAAAGTTTACTTAAAGGGAATTGAGCGTAACGAGAGCACAGGTGACTATGTTGTAATTTTATGGCGAGCAATTGGAAATGGGAATGGAGTTTATGGTATTCGCTCTGACTCTGCCTTAAGTGATGATCGTTTGTACAGTGCTGATGAAGAGTTAGATGGTGAAAATGTTATATGGGGGGAGCCTGCTTATTATTGGTTTGTTCCTTCTTTAAATATTTTTGCATCAATAAAATTTCATAGTTCAGTTTCAGATACAGAACTGATGAATAAATATCTTCGTGATTTCATGACACTGCATAGTGATATTAAAACAAAGCGTCGAGAAATGAAGGAAGGAAAAAATGGTAATTATTTAAGTATATCTTTTGTTTCTGCTTCTGGCGAGAACTTGTGGCTTAGGATATATAGTGAACAATATACAAAATTAACAAATGAAGCCGACTTAGATAGAATCGCAAACCAGATAACGCACTTCGTCAAACGAGATGTGATTAGCGCATCAGTTCAGCCAGATGCTGGCTGGACAAGGTATTTTAGAGGTCTTCCATTCATTTCTAGCGAAGTAACAAGAGATACTCGAAAAATTGAATTAACTATAGAAGCCTCTCCTACAGGAGAAGAGCTGCGTTCCATTTTTGAAACGTACAATGAAGACTATAATGTTAGTGCTGGTGATTGGGCCAACTTAGGTTTTAGAAAAGAAGGTGTAGGGGGAACATGTTGGTTAAACGAGTTCGTTGTAAGGAATACATTATTAGTTAGTGATATAGGTCAGTATGATGATTCAGGGTTTTATACGACTAGTAGAATTTTGAATGCCTTGCACTTAACTAGAGATAATTTACTGGCTGCCTTTACAAGTTCTCCGGACTCCGAAGAACAGGCGAATTCTTGATTGGTGATGTTTATGAAAGATCAAACTCGAGAGCATCTTAAATATCTTCACATCATTCCATTGGTTGCTATTGTTTGGGCCAGTTTTGCATATCGATCTGATATTGTAAGTCAGGATTTAGACCCGTTAATTTCTATTCTGCAAAATGTTTCTGTAATGGTTTTTACTATAATGGGAATATGGATAGCATATCTATATCCTAATGCAATATTGAGGATTACGCAGCCATCAAAAGTGGATGCTATTTTTTCAGATGAGGATAGTGAGCGAGTCAAGATCATTGTTGGTGTTGTGGTTCTATCCGCAATAGTGTTATCTCTTCTTTTAATAGGAGTTGTTTTAAAGCCGTTCATCATTAAATCTTGGCTGTTTATTCATGCCCCAAGTTTTTTTGTCGGCATTGGTATTTTTTCTTTGCTAATATTGAGTTATTTACAACTTATAGCTCTTTATATTGTGATTGCATCTAATGTTAACTTTATAATTGAACTGAAAAATAAAAAAAACAAACATAACCTCAATAGTAGATTGTAATATTGTAATCACTGGCAGTCTTATTGTTAGACTGCCAGTCCATATTTTATAATGAAATCTTGGAGTAAGGGGAAAGTATTCTGTCTGCATACCACTGCAACATACATCTTCTTTTTTCTATATACTGAGCATGATTATAAGTGCCTCGAATACTATTCTTGTCAACATGAGCTAATTGCATTTCAATCCAGGCGCTATCAAATCCTTGCTCATGAAGTATAGTCGACATAGAATGCCGAAACCCATGACCAGTAGCCCGTCCTTTATAACCAAGCAACTCAATTACTTGTGAAACGCTTTCTTTAGAGATCGGTTTACTACGATTATTTCTACCAATAAAAATGTAGGGATAATGGCCGGTAATAGGTTTGAGCTGATTGAATAGCTCAACTACCTGAGTAGATAAAGGAACAATGTGAGGCCTACGCATTTTCATACGTTCTGCTGGTATTTCCCATATACTTTTCTCAAGGTCAACCTCATCCCATGTAGCAAAGCGCATCTCTTGGGTTCGTACACCGGTCAACATGACGATTTTTGTCGCATTCTTAGTGATGATGCTGCCGGTATACGATTCAAGATCCCGAATAAAATGAGGTAACTCTTCAGCGGATAAGAAAGGATGGTGTTTTTGCTTCGGGACGGCCAGAGCAATGGCTAAATCAGGCGCAGGGTTGTACTCAGCACGGCCAGTTATGATTGCATAGCGATAGACCTCGCCACATCTTTGGCGCACTTTTCTAGTCTTCTCCAGTGCTCCACGCTTCTCGATTCGTCGTAGTACCTCAAGCAGTTCCAGAGGTTTGATCTCATTTATCGGGCGTTTACCGATGAACGGGAAAACATCTTGCTCAAATGTTTTAATGATTTCTTCGCGGTAGGCCACTGTCCAGCGATCGGCTTTATTTGAGTGCCACTCCCGACATATAGCTTCGAATGAGTTTTCTGTTGAGAGCTGCTGTGCCAGCTTTTGGGCTTTGCGTTCCTCAACCGGGTCAATGCCATTGGCAACTTGCTTA